GTTTATGGGAATAGAGTTTCTTGATTATTAGAAATATGTTTTTATGTAGAGTTGGATAACACCTTATGTTGTTTGGTGTATGAGCAGATCGTCTGGAAAAACTACATTAGGTAGTCCATTCCTTATGGCAAAAACTCTTCTTCTTCCATACTTTGAGGGATATATACTTTCTGGTACTGGTGCTCAGAGTATTGGTATGATGAAAAAGATTGAGGCTATTACTAAAAAAGAAATAGCAAGCTTTACCGGGCTTACTGATGTCTTTACTAACGAACTTGTTCGTAGTCAAGCAAACTCAAATGGTTTTTCTCATAATCCTAATTCGTGGAGTTATAAACTATATTCTGGGTCTACGATTGCAACTGTTAATAGTAACTTTGATGCAAGCAGAGGTAAGCGTAGTAGACTGAATTTTTATGACGAGGCGTCTTATGTTCTCGAAGACATGTACACTGCTACTCTTCCATTCGTAACGCAGAACTCAGATTTTGCGCTTGGTGGAAATATTGACGTATCACTTCTGCCGCCAAATTTTCCTAACCAAGTTATATTTGCATCTTCTGCCGGATCTGTTGATGACTACTTTTATAGGATGTATAAAGAGTATTCTCTGCACAGTATGGCGGGTGATAAGAGGTACGCATGTTTTGACATTGATTGTGACCTCGTAATGAATGCAACATATAATGGAAAGGTGTATCCTGTACCGTTACTAACACAGGAGAAGATTGATTCTGAAATGAAGATTAATCCTCTTAAGGCGAATCGTGAGTATAGAAATAAATTTGATATTGATGGTGGAGATCAGATTATTGTGAAGAAATCTCAGATTCTCCGCAACAGTGTTGTGCGACCACCTGAGTTAACAAACGCAGACGGCAAGTCTTTGTATGTTCTTGCTTGGGACTTAGCGGCAAAAAAGGATAATAGTATCTTAAGTGTCGGTAAGTTACTACACTCTGATAAGCGTGGGTGGCAGATGGAGGTTGTTAACTGTATTAACTTGTTAGATAGAGAAACAAAAAAACCTCTTACTACCCCGCAACAGATTCAACGCGTCAGGGAAGAACTTATTAATTATAACGGGGTTGGTAATGCTGATTACGAAAATATTAAATATCTTATGATGGATGCCGGATCTGGTGGTGGTGCTACTCAGGTTCTTGGATACTTGTTTGATGATTTTTATGAGGAACATCATAAGGGTGATTCTGATTTTCATCATAAGGGATTAATTGATAAAACATATGAATTTTGTCAACCGTATATAAAGAGATATCCTGATAATGTGGATATCATTAGAATGATTGAACCGACAAAATATAAGGTTCAAATGTATACGGAATTAACAGAGTTAATAGAACAGGACTTGATTTCATTTACCGCAGAATATGATTATCATGGTAATCTTACGTTTTTACATGAACAGGATGGCGAAGAGATTGAGGATGTTTACAGGCTCACGCTCGATGAGGAATAGGCGCTAAAACAGATAGATGCAATGAAAGAAGAGGTTACTCATATGTATCGTTACAAATCTTCTAACGGGAATATACGTTATGATCTTGCGCCGGGATTTGAAAATTTGATTGGAGATGACAGAAGTTATACTCTTGCCCTTCTCGGTCATTGTTTGGCAATGTTAAGGCAGGAAGATCAGTTGCGGCAGAGAAAGAAACCTTCGGTTTCTAATCTTGTTGACAAGCTTCCGATTCGTGCGGCAAAAAGATTTAGTTCATTATAAAGGGGGTGTTGCCAGTGGCGACTAAAGATGTGGTGTCAGAGGCGACACCGAAGAAAACTCGTGCTCAAGTTTTACAAGAACAAAGGCAAGAGGTTTTAAAACAAAGATTTGATCAGGCAAACGAAGCTTTTAAAAGGTTGCGTGATTATACTAAGAGAAATGATAAACGATTTAGCGTATTTGATAAGGAGTTATTAAGAACGTATTTTAAAAACATTGTTGGATACGAAAGTAGATTAAGAGGATTGTCTTGGTTTTTGTATTACAGGTCACAAGTATACGCTCGTATTTGTAATTTCTATGCGAATATGTTCTGTCTTTATTGTCGTAGTGTTATACCGAAATATGATTTACTTGGGAATAATAATGCCGCAAGAATACTAAAATCGTTTCAAGATACTATTGATGAATTGGACAAAATGAGACTCCAACAAGAATTTTATCCAGTTATATTAACGTGCTTTATTCAAGATGTCAGTTATAATATTTGGATTGAAGATAATGACGGTGTATTTGTATTGCCGTGGCCAGCAGATTATGCGAGGATTGCGGGAAAATATATGACAGGGGATTTTGCAATGACAATAGATGCTTCGTATCTTCGTGGTCATTCTGAATTACTTGAATATTTCCCTGAGATTTTTGAAGAACCATATAACGAATTTCTGCGTACAAATGAGAAATGGCAACCTATAGATCAAAAGTATGATCTTACGATGAAGTATAGAGTTGAGGATCTTGATACTATACTTGGGCCGATGGCTCCAGTTATGAATTCAATTATTAACCTTATTGATCTTGAGGATATTCAAGCCGCTGCCGCAGAACAAGAAGTTTATAAATTGATATGGCTTGAACTTGAAACGATAGCCGGAAGCGACGAACCAGATGATTGGCGCGTAGATCCGAGTCTTGTTTTAGATTATTATAATAGATTAGATGAAAGCTTACCAGAAACCATATCTTCTGCTATTGTTCCGGGAAAATTAAATGAAATATCGTTTCCAGACAATGCGGCTACTGATACCACTAAAGTTGCCAAAGCAACTGAAACAGTTCTTAATACTGCTGGTGGTGCAGAGATACTAAATGGGAGTACGATTAACAATACATTTGCTTTTAAGATGGCAATGATCGCAAATTCTGAGTATGCAATATCAAGTTTATTACCACAGATACAAAGCTGGGTTAATAGGCATTTACAGAACGAGGTTGGGAAAGATGCTTGTAAAGTAAAATTCTTCCCTGTAACAGTTTATACCAAAGATGATTACAAGGAACAATTACTAACAGCGGGACAAAATGGTTTTTCAACTAAATTAGCGTATAATACGTTTAATGGTTTTAGTGAGAAAGATACTATGGCGTTAAACTTCCTTGAAGAGGATGTTTTACACTTGTCAGAAAAACTTGTTCCTCTCTCTACTTCATATACTCAATCTGGTGAAGTTGGTAGACCAGTAACGCCAGATGATGAACTTACAGATTCTGGTGATAGAACTAGGGATACCGCAGGATAATTAAAAGGTGATTATAATGAAACATTTTATTAAAACTTCAGATGAACAAACCGCACAACTTCTTCGTGATGCAGGTTTGCAAGAACTTGATAAGGACGGAAGTTTATGGGTGTTTATAAATGAACCAACGAAAATTGATTTTTCTAGTAATGATGTGAAGAATGTTCATTCAACGAATATTCTTCATTTTTAATAAGGAGGAAATTATGGCATACTGGATTGATAACAAGGAGCCGTATACACCCGGTAGACAGGTGCAATTTTTTATGGACTCCGACACAGACATTGCCAATCTTCCAACCTCTGCCGATTTTGGCGTTGAGCAGGATGACTCTGTGGCTCATCAGAAGGTTGCGAAAGGTAGTACTGCTCTTTCGATTGAGACTGGCAGTGTTTATATGTTAAATTCAAGCGATTCTTGGGTAAAGATTGGAGGGTGATATTATGGATTTAATTACATTAGCACTCGCTAAATCTTCTGCCGATGGAATAAAAGAAAAATTTGGATCTCCACTTGTTGCTTCTACTGTAAGTGATATGGTGGAGCAAAATAGAGTTTATGTATATACTGGAAGCGAAACAGGATATACAAATGGTAATTGGTATTATTATGATGGAAATAATTGGATAAGTGGCGGTGTATATAATTCTGTTGCTGTTGACACGGATGATACGCTGAGTGTTGCTGATAAGGCTGCTGATGCAAAAGCTGTTGGGGATGAGATATCTGCTTTAAAGGATGATTTAAGTGAACTGTATGTTCCATCCGAAAACATTTACAACCAAGCAACCAATAGGCACGGCATTAACATAAACGGTAGCGGTGTTATTACTGAGGATACAAGATATAAAGCAAGTGATTATATCTACGTTGGTGAAGGCAACAAAGTAACGATACAATTTGACCCAAGACAACAGCGCATATGCTTCTATAAGACCAGCGATGAATCTGGTTTTTCAAGAGCGTTATGGATTACTGGTCCAGTGTCTCAAACTTTTACATTAGCCTCAACAGAAAATTACATTGTTATTACCATGTTGGAGACACAACCTGACTTCATGGTAAACATTGGAGCCACTTTGTTGCCGTATGCTCCGTATGGTGGTTCTGCCGGTGTGTTTTTGCAAGGCATAATAAGCGGAGTAGAGGCAAGGGTT